GCTGAGTCCCATAGGCAAGCATGGTGTCAACCTGGCTGGCTAACGTAGCAGGCACGTCAGATTTGATTGTTAGAAGTTCAGTTGCAGGGTTCATTCCAACGAGTACCGGGCTCCATTCGAAGAGATCGAGTTCATCCAGCTGGCGGATGTCCTTCTGCTCTGCATCGAATGACTCCTTCATCACCCTGTACCCAATCGAAAACTCATCGATGATGCCGAATTTAATATCGCTGAACGCTTCACGCCCACGCTGCGTATCGAGATTGAACTGGCCACGGATCACGAGCCCCTCAGCCGTCTCAACTGCGCTCAGGGTTTTGGCAATCGGTTGCGACCAGTCGTGCGCCCAGACGCCTTTAGGTGTACGCCGCTCAAGGCTTGCCTTGAATGCGCCGGGCATTACCTTCTCATTGACGTGATCGATATTGCCAAAGACACTGACAAGGGCAGTGATTTCCCCGGCATCACCGGGCTCGACATTGGCTGTGAATTGTTTGCGCTCAAGCTCCATTTGAGGATGGAGCCTTATACCATGTAGGGTGGCTTTACTTTTGGAGGGTACTTATTCCGCGTCTGCAGATGGGGTGTCGCGATACTCGAGCTCGCACTGATCATTAGCGCGACAGGTGCGATCGCCTACCGGCACGAGGCTGCCAATTGGCTGCCATCCCTTGCCTGCTTCCTGAAAGCATTCCTCGCAATGATCCGCACGAGGCTCGAGGAAGCTCCGTTCCTGCTGCATTCCGGCATACTTCTCACGCTGCGCAATCGATTCCGTGTAGCTGATCCAGCCGGACTGCCCATATTGCGCTGATCGACCTGGCGCTGGATTCTCCTGGCCGGATTCAACACCCAGCAGGAAACGGCTGAGGAAGCCATACTGCTGCACAAGCAATGATCCAAGCTTACCGCGCTGCCTTGCGCCCATCTGCTCCTTGCCGCCAAACGCAAGCTGGGACATGGCGCTATGCGTAGCCTTGACGCCTTCGCGCATCCCAACGGCCCAATCCTCGAAACTGATTGCTCCGTCTACGTAGGTCTGGGTTAAATCTTCAAGCGCACCGGCACTCTTCGCAACAATTGAGAGCCCGATCTTGCGCTGCTCGGCAGGTGTGAGCGGTTTGCCGTTAGGTTTGATGTATCTGCGGAGTCTTGGATCCCACTGGTAGTCAGGCACATTGTCACTCGTGGGTAACCGTTACTTTGGGTTTTGCCTTGAGCATCTTTGCTGCCTCATCCTCGCCTAATGCGAGCAGCCAGGGAATGGCAGCATCAAGCACTTCATCGTTCCCTGTCTGGTTCGGGTCAGCAGCCTTGAACTTCAGGACTTTCCCCTGTTCGCCACCGTCAACTACGTCATCACCCATTGGTGGTCCTCCGGCCTGTATTGGTGCATATATCTCATCTTCCGCATCGAACTCGTAGCCTGCGAGCTCGCGCACCTCACTGCGCTTCAGCCAGCCGCCATTGTAGGCAACCGAGAGGCGAGCATATAGCGCATCCTGATCTTCGCTCAGTGCCCGAATTGCAGACAAATCGAAGCGAAATTGATTGCGCTCTGTGTCCTCTTCAAAGTCACCGAGGAACTGCGTAGTGAGTTCTTCCTCGATGTAACGGTAAAGCGGGACGAGATAGCTTTCAGTTGCGTATTCTACCAGTTGCCGCGCATTTGAGTAAGTAGCTTTGTCGAGTCCCGCACCGTATCCAAGCACGATTGCCGGTATGCCAATGACTGCACTTAATCGTTCTTCCGGCAGCCGGCGAAGCTGCGCGAGGTTCAAGTCATTCGGGCTGAAACCCACCTTCTCAACATTCACTGCCGCACCGCTCACCCAGGCTTTGCCGCGCTGATCGCCTTGAGTCTGTCTCAGGTACTTGTCACGCACATCGTTCGGATCGAACTGGAACGCATTCACGTTCTCTTTGAGCGAGATGACTACCGGGGGCACTGCGCCATTCTTCATCAGCAGCGCACTGTAGTCAGCAATCTCATTGTCTGTGTACACTTCGCGGAGCACACTGGCCACCGGGCTGAGGCCCATCCTCGTGTTCATCGGGTCAATGCCATCGCGGAAGTGGATCACATCTTCCTGTTCGAAGTGCTGTGTAGCGCCCTCGACCTTGTACTCATAGCCGGTGATGAACTCGTTGCCGCTTGCCGGCCACGTAGGGCGCATCATATGCGGTGGCACATACCAGAGCTCTGTGATCCGGCCGCCATTGTTGCGAATCTTCAAGACGTATGGATTCCCGCTCACGATCCACGAATATGCGAATGCTTTGAGCAGTGTTGTGCCTGAGTAGTAGAGATTGGGCCTGCGCCAGAGCTTGGCTGCGGGATGGCCTGGAATGATCTGTTCCATCCCATCGTCATCGAGCTCAACGACATTGAGCGGTGCTTCAGGTAGCACGCGCCCTAGCCAGTTGACTGCTGCCATCACAAGCGATGCATTGCCGATCTCACCGGCTTCTACTGTGTAATCAACCTTGTTGTAGCCATAGCCATGCCAGGCATCTGAGAGCACGTTCCAGACTGGGAACTGATAGCCACCGCCCGATGTGCCACCACCCGAGCCGGGGAACTTGAGCGCATCTTTCAGGCTTGCGAGTGCCTGCACCGATCGCCTGATTAGACTGGTTTCCTTATTGCTCATCCTGATACGACCCAGTTGCGCACGCCTACGGCTGCACGCCACGCAAGTGCGCGCGCGATAACCGTGTCATCATGCAATCCATCAGGCGCTGCATAGCTTACTCGCTGCGTATTGCCTGCCACCTTTGACTCGAATGCGTGGAGCTCTGCCGTTGCAGCCGGCACATCCAGCCACCTGCATTCCGCGCGCTCGAAGGCCAATGCAAGCGATTGGATGAGCGGTGGCTTGGATGCTGCCGTAGTCGTGAAGGCAAACACCGGCAGCCCATCACGCTGCAATGCTTCGATATTTGGTGAGCCAATCGAGTTCTCTTCCGCTTCGATATGACTCACAGCCCAGCGCCGCGCGAGTGCATCCAGGCGCCCACGCTGAAATGCCCATCCAATCTTGTTGAACCGATCGAGGGCAACCTCTTCACGACACGCGCTGCATAGCACGCTCAAGGCCGTAGAATCGTTTTTTTGCCCCCAGTCAACTCCCATTACCATCCTGTGCCCTTGATGCTCTGCAGGCTGCGCATTCTTCGGTGCAGTCAAATTCGCCACAATGTTTCGAAAAACTGATCCCTCACCCTCAAGGAACTCCGCCATAATCTCCTGCCGATACGCCTCATCGCTCAGGTCAGATGTAATGTCATCAAGCGCGGCCCTGCTCAGATGCGGATTATCGAAGCTCGTGAAGTGCCATGCCTGCCACCGCCCGGTCGTGTCCGATTGCGCTTTCTGATAGAGATTGTGGAACCAGTTCCTGCGCCTTGGAGTACTGATAAACCAGGCATCGCCGTTGTTATCGAGCAACATCGGTGCGCCCACCTTGTCCCACGCATCCGGTGCGAGGAGCGCGCATTCATCGAGCACCAGAAAATCCGCGTGATCCCCGCGCAACGTATCGGCATCGCTTGCAGTTTTCACCTTGATGCGCCCGCCATTGTGCGGAAACAACATAATCCTGCGCTGCTCATTCTTCTCCACTACGCCAAACTCAGTGAGCTCATAGAGCCATTCCTTCACCTTGTCCCAGAAGGCGTCGGCCTGATCCTGCGTAGTCGAAGCAAGCAGAACCCTGCGCCCCTCGAGCATCTTCGTTACCGACACTCGAGCTGCAAGCGTAGTCTTGCCCGCCCTGCGCCCCGCATTAACAACCATACGCTTCGCCGTCGATTTCGCTATCAACGACTGCTTCTGGTGGAGCTGCGGCAAGCGCACGGTCAGTTGTTTGGCTGTCGCTATCATTGACGATCCTGATGAGTACACCGCCAGTGTGCTCGTGATATTCCTTCGGCTTGCCAAAGGTGTATGCGAGCAGAATCTTGGTTGCTTCGAGGTCCTCTGCCTTTGCCTTGCGCACCAGCATCTGGATGACTTCGATGCGGTCATCTTCAGTGAATGCCTGCTGAAGCAGCCAGTTGAGCCCTTGCGTATATGTCTTGCTTTTCCTTCCGCCTGTAAGTGCCATAATTATTCACTGTCGCCTCACGCGCATAATGCGAATGTCCTCAGCAAGTGGTCTGCCCCTGATTTCAACTGATGCCGGGGGATACACCTGCATTGCATTTGTGACCAGTGGCGCATCAACTGACTGCTCGCCCTCAATATGCACGCCAGGGGCATAGACATTGAACGCGGCAGTGACCAGTGGCGGTGCGATTGTGCCCGGCAGTGCCGCTGATGCACCTCCGCCTTGCCCGCCGCCATATGTCTCTTGTCCATAAACGCCACTGCCATACATATGCGCCTATCAGTTTGCCTCGATCCTGAAGTTGTCCATACAGGTCACCAGCGCCGTGCCGCGAAACATGCGCACCCCATGCTTAACTGCAGTTGAATTGAATGAACTGGTGGTTGAGAGCGTAGTTCCGTCAACGTCACACTGGATGCTTGTACCTGACAAGGTGACCGTCAGTATACTCGCGGTGCCTGCTGTAAACGCACGCGTAGCCGTTTGAAGTGCCGTTTCAGCGGCTGCCTCTCTCTTGACGATCTGAAAGTTATTTGCACCAAGATTGCACCAGCGAAGGATCCAATGATTGCTGGGATCTGTGAATCGAAAGATAAGCTCGCAATAAGCAGTTCCAGGTGTAGCGCCAATTGGAAATATCGCATCGGCTGTAATGATCACATTTGCCTGTGTATCGTCCGCATAGTAGGAATATGCATTGCCACTATCGAAATATCCTGTCAGGCAATTACTGACGATGCTGGCCTGATTAGCCCCGGCTCCTTCAAAGCGTGTCCAGCCAGTGCCAATATCGGGTGAGTGAGCAGTAATCAGCGTGCCATCTGGATCACTGAACATGTCATTGAAAAGCCCGGCAGCGGTTTCGGGCACATCTGCCACTCCCAGCTCGCGCGTGATGAGATGCATACCCCCAAGCACAGTGAATACCGACTCACGCCCGAATGATGCGCGCACGCTAAGCCACTTGATTTCACCATAGGCATGATTGGCCGGATCGCTGACATCTGCGATGGTGGCAAACCAGCGCGACTCACCTGCCAAAGTATGCTCATTGTCCCATTGCTGAATCTCAACCGGATGATCATCCATCCAGACCGCACCATATGGACACCAGAACACGAGTAGCCGGTCAATCAAGGAAGCGTGATAGCTGAATGGAAACTCGAGCCCACGCTGACACCACCAGACACCAAGATTCTCTGCGTGCATCAGCTCGCCGCACCTGACGCCAATGTAGAATCCAAACACATTCACCTGGCCCTCGAGCCGCTGACATATGCCGCAATTGAACTGTGGAAGGATGAGCCCATAGCTGCCTGTGCTAGTCGGCTGCGTGGCGCGCACCACGTCCATATACGGACCGGCAGCAATCACGCAATTAGTGACTGCCACGCTTGTGAAGCGCCTCAGATTGACGCACGAATAGGTAGGGTTTGGGATCGTTTCGAAAACGATATTTTCAAACTCAATGTGCAGGTAATTGACTTCATCGAGATAGCCGCCCGATGGCCCACGCCCTGAGATAACACTTGGATCACTGCCACTGCCCGCAGCAAGCGTCGATTTGATGCGCGTGCCTCGAGGCAGCACGATTGGCTCATAGCCAGAAGGCGAGCAGGCCGGCACGCTGTGCCCAATGAGTTGCACTGTATATTGCTGTTCATTGATGGCAACAGTCGGCAGCAGCAGCTGCGCATTCCGCCTCGAGCCATCCTGAAGTGCTCCCGCTATCAGGTATGTCGCATTGTCAAAATAGATTGTTGCATTCTCTGAGTCAGTGTCTATCGCAGTGAAGATAGCCTGCAGTGCCGCAGTGTCATCGGTGACGCCATCGCCTGCCAGGTAATTCCGCGCATCGTATTCGCGTGTGCGATAGCGCGTGAAGAATGTGGGCAGGTCTGTGTTGATTACCTTTGCAGTCTGGCCGGCCACAAGCCGGTAGGTTTTGCCCGATGTATTGTGATCGCTCGCGCCCGTTGCCTCCTGTGCGCGCGTAACTGTCAGCGTGTCGCTGCTTCTATTCGTTACACGCACAATCTCGTAGCCAGGATCATCGTGCGGATCTGATGCATAATCAGTTGAGTTGTATATCCAGGCATTGAATGGCACGGCCGGCATGCGCGCGCCGTGCCCGGTCGTCAGGCTGACGCTGGTAGCAGCAGCAGTAATACCGCTTGCCAGTGTTGCCCTTGCCCCGTTCTTTGCCTGATCCATTGCCATTATGCGGTCGCGTGCGTGACTCCCTGATGCATCACAATCACACCCTTTTCACATGTATAAACTGCGTGCCCGATCGTGATTACCTGCACATCGTAGTGGTAGGCAATCAAGGGCGTGAGTGCTGCAGTGTCAGTATTCGATAGATCGAAATAGAGCTGGATTGAGCCGCCGGTAGTGTCATCATCGACTATCTTGCCGCTTGCCTGTTCAGTTGCGGTGATTGTCTTTTGAACAACCGCCTCGGCGTCTGTGTCATCTTTCGCTCTGCGCTTGATCGTCAGATATGCCTTTGTGATCGTGATGCCGCCCTGCAGTTCCGTATAGGTCCTCGTAATTCGGAGATCATCACCGCCCACGAAATCAACAATGCGTACCTTCAGGTTATGCGGCTCGAGTTCGCGTGAATCTTCCTGGATGGTTGATCCTGAAACGCTCACGCTCGGTGCATAGACAGTGAATGGGCTCGATACGAGAGGCACCGTCAGCCCCTGCTCGCCACTCGAAGATACGCCCGGCGCAAACACCTGGAAGGGATTCGTGACAAGTGGCGCGACTATCGCACCCGCTGCGGCAACTGTTGGCGCAAATACCTGGAACGCATTCGTGACTAGTGGCGGTGCAATCTCTAACCCTGCCACTGCAGCCGGTGGAAATGAGTAGACAAAACCAGTGGCTGGATAGAACACGCGCGGGTGCGGCGAGGGTGGATTAGTGCCAAGTACCGTCAGAGACTCGCCAGAAACTAAATCAATTTCAGGTGAGTTGCGCCCAATCAATGGCCCATAGCGAAGGAGGCCTAATGGCACTGACAGCGGGCAGCCAGTGGCTTCCAGGATGGCATGTTCTTCTGCACTCAACACCCTGTTCCAACGCCCCAGTTCTGCCATATCAGCATTTGCAGAACCAGACCCATTGGTGTAATTGCCAATTGAATAAAGCGTCGTCAGACCTACAGGCACAGTAAAGGCTGGAGTGTTGACCGTGCCTTTGAGTATAGTGTTCGCATAGTAATTAACTGTTTCAGTCAGTTCATTCCAGTCAATAATGTGATTGCCCCAGACCCCTGACACAAAGATTCCCGTATCAGCCACATCTACGCGAGTTTCAACACTACCGACTCGCCAGCCTGCCTTGATGTTGTTGTCTGAATATTTTTGGAACTGAAACAAATCAACGAAGCCTGCATTAGTTCCAAATACAAAGACGTGGTCAAGTGAATCACCAGAGCTCCAGTTTGGTTTCACGCGCGCAAAGATAGTGCCCTGACCCGAATAGAACGGGATATTCGCTCCAGTTAAATAATCGCCAGCGCCTGTGAATGATCGTGCCACGTGGATTTAAGTCTCGCGGAGTTCTACGCGCAGGAGTTGCGCATCGCCAGCCATGTTGTCGCCGGCATCAGGTGTATCGCGCACGATCTTCAGCCGGAAAGACTCACCCACTGCGAGCGAGTCAATCTGTGCGCCATCAGTGAATGCGATGTTTGTATACTGCACGGCACCTGATGTGGCTGGCGCTGCCGTGGTAACTGTCTGCGCTGCGGCAAAATCATCAGCATCAAGATCAGTCGTGCCTGACTCATGCCGCTCAAACTGAGCATTCCATTTGACGCCGCCAGACGTTGCTGTGCTGGCCATCCAGTAGATGCGCACCGTGATACCGCCTCCCGCATAGTTGCGAGGCAAAACACCACCAAAGATGGCAGCTCGCGGATCTGCAGCCTGAAAATCAAGCACCATATGCGAGTTGCGCAAATCAATCGTGGCGAAGCCTGTAGGTGGTGGCTGATTAACGTGTGCCGTGAAGATGGCCAGGGTGTCACCGCTTGCCATGGTCGTGTCCTCCCTATAGCGCGATGATCCCTGATGCATTCCAGGTAACGAGAATGTTTGTTCCAACTGGTGTCACTGGGAACCCGCTCACACCTGTATCAATGAATGCGATGATCGGTGACGTGCCTTCTGTGCCGGTGTCTTTCCAGATCACAAGCGCTTCCGACTGATCACCAGTCACGCTCGTGAACGTCGCATCAGCTGCATCGAACACGCCCGCTGTGGTTGTCTTCGAAGCAAGCGTTGCACTCGATACACGCGCCGGCGCCGGCACATCGTCAATGAAATCGTGCGCTGCGCTGTAGGTGTAATCCGCCAGGTCAACGAGCGTCACCTTGATCGTGTCGGTCAAGAGGTCAATGTCACCATCGAGGAATAGCTTTTTAGCTGTAGCCTGCACTGCGTTTGCCATTGCATTATTCTCCTAAATGCGTTTCAGGATGATGAGAAGGGCGAGGATTACAACCAGCACCACGAGTAGTTCTATAGCCCAGAGGATCACACGATCCCTGTTCCAGTTCATTTCGATCAATGCCAGCGTCAAGAAAGCTGCGAAACATACCTCACGCCGGGCGGGAGTATCGCATGCGGGATAGGCTTACTTTGTGAGGGGCAAAAGAATGGGCGCCCGGAGAATGCGAACTGTCAGGCGCCCGAGAGTGTTAGAGAAGAATCTGACGGAAGTATACCTGCTACTTGCGAATGATGGTGTAGGTGCGGAGCTCGGGCCCCTTCGACACGCTCTGCCGGCGCTCACGCACTTCCTTCACCATCCCGCGTGCCACCAGTCCCTCGAGCAGATCCACCACCTTCACCTTTTCCATTCGCGTGTACATCTGGATGTCGAGCACAGTCTGATGATGTTCCTCAACCGCTTCGAAGATGAGTTCCTCATCAGACGTGAGCATCTTGAACGCCTGGGGAAACTCGCTCTTTGCCTTGCGTATTGTTGAGACTATCGTCTGGTGAATTCTGGCCGACATCGTAGTGCCGAGCAGCTGACACGAGCGGTAGTACTCGTACTTGAGCCGCTTGTTCGGAATCTTGATTACAACTCTAGGTGGTTCAGGCATGTGAAAATTTTGGTGTACACCGTGTACACCGTGCGCACAACACAATATCAACCTAACTTGCGCAGCGGCGATTCGAATCTTTCCTCCATCGCCATCCTGTAAGCTTCATATGCGATCCCATCATCAGGCGCATCACACGATGGACCGCACTCATTGACGTAGTTGTAGCAGCACTGATCATCAAAGATCATCGAGCCGCGAATGATGTCAGGCCCACCAAAACACACGTATGCCTGGCGTGCTTTCGTTACTCGCCTCAACTGCTGCATCAGCCCCACCAGTGCAGGCGCATTCTGCTGCTCACTCATTGGCTTCACCTCAAACCACGCACGCCATTCCGGTATCCAGAAGTCAGGCAGGTACGCTTTGCCAGCACCAAGGATGTAGCCTTCAGGTTCATACTCCCACGCGAGATTCATTGCATCGAACATCACACACCATCGTGCTTCAGTACGCGAACGAAAGTAGCGGCCGGCATAGCGCGTTTGGATTACGCGGCCAAAGCGGGTGTCAGTGTGTACAGATCGCGGCAGACTCATTCAGTTTCCTTCTCCATCGCGGCGAGTTCATCGTAGACAGCCTGCCGATATGCTTTCAGCATCGCGTCGGCACCTCTGCCAGTGTCGTAATCCGGAAGCCGCTTCTCCACCCGCTCAACGAATGCGCGGATAGCTTCGAGTTTTGCTTCGGCAATCAACTTGCCCACTAAGTCAATCGTGGGTTCACTCATTCAGGCTCCGTCAGTTCCTCGGTATCAGCGTCAGCATCCTGCTCGAAGTACCAATCCACAATCTCGTGCAGCTTCTCCTGCAGCTCATCGAAGCGATCAGCATCCTTCTTCGCAGCCTTGCCGAAGATTGTTGCCTGAATATGCACGTGCAATTCAGTTGCAGTGATTTCCTTGCTCATAGTGATCCGTTCAAGAGAGAAAGTTGATTTGATTTTGATCGATCCCGAATATTCAGGCGCATATGCGAGTACTGGCTGATACCTGAGCCATCAATTGAATCAACGCCAATCGGCTCAAACACCTCAAACCTATCGGCGGTATTGACACGCCCAACATGCACCCATTTGCTTTGCCATTTAGCGCAACGTATGACGGACTCGGCATGGCGCGACAGTTTCCATTGCGTCGAACCGCCGATAAACACCGCATCGATCAACTCCCAAGGTATCGGCAAATGTTCTTGCCCGTCTTGCGCAACAAAGGCAAGTCGCCAACCAGCAAGACGCTTGTACCAGTAATCGAAAAGCTCACGAGTACGCCTTGCATCGCCAACGACATCAGGGACAGCAACAAAAAGGCATTCCTTCTTTCGATAGATTTCACGATCAAGCAATGATTGAAACCCCTTCACATCGCATTGAGAAAACCCGCCATTGTCAATTGCAAACTTTCCTCCGCGATTGCGAAACCGCGTTAAAGGCGTGATGAGCTGACCGACCGGCATGCCGATCTCAATCTCTGCAATCTCAAGATCGTCAGATGTGTCGAGTAAAGCAATCATCGTTGTGGCTCGCCGCTCATATCGCCAGCACCTTCCCTGCAAGTGCAAACGCCAATGCAAACACACCTGCGGCAAACAACAGCCTGCCAAGTTCAGCCACCTTTGCGTTAGCACTGAGCGCATAAGCCAATGCTCCAAGTATCGCCATCACAATTGGAATTATCGCAGTTGCCATCACGTAGCCTCCTTGGTTGCTTGCTTGAGGTAAGTCTCAAGCGGTATCGGTTGAGGGAGCCATTCTGCATCACCCTTCGCCTTGCACACCCGGCAATGCCAGCTGCGCTCAGCACCACGCTTTTGCGCCTTCGGTGTGAAGATTGGCCGCCGTGCTCCACACTTCCCACAAGCGAAGACTCCATAGACTGGCATCTTAGGCGGAAGCGTTTCGGTCATATCGGCTGCCTTCCAGCGCCTTTTCGCCCACTCTCTTCGCGCGTTCCACATCGCTCGTGTGCCTGGCATGTTCCAAGAGCCGGATCATCTCGAAGATGGTGGCTTCGTACTTCTCGATGCGCGCCATTGCCTCGTAGTATTGCGCTTCGCCAGGTTCTACTCTGCCCGTTCCCATATCACCGAATGCTTGCGCTTGTGCCATTCCGGTTCGCCAAGTGGCTCGAGCTTGCGAATCTCAAGCGGTGCTGCACTGCACGCGCACGGTCTGACAAACGTATTCTCTCCGAAAGAGTCCGGTACTTTGCGTGCAAGCGTCTGCCAGCCACTCCCTTCGCAGTACCAGCACACCTCGCCATGTTCAAGCTTAATCGGATCTGGCCTGTTGGCACGCTCTGCTTCCCGGATCGCATGCCAGGCTGCAATGAGCTCCTGCGGCTGCAGCAATGCCTTTACCACGCGGTTGCGAATTGCGTGCAGCTCGCACTCTTCGATCCGGTCAGCTGGTATCTGCGCAAGTATGCGCTGCCAGTCGCGGATCTCGTCAGCCAGGGCTGCGTCGCTCAAAGCTGCAACTCCTGCCCGCCGTCGCGCTGCGCTAATTATCCCGCTCAAGACTTGCGGCAACGCGTTTTGCCTGGGCGCTTGTGCCTCTGTCGTCGTCATTTGCGCCATTCCCCTTTCGTGGCTCCTCACGGTTGAGCCAGTTGATCAAGCGATCTCGCGTTGGCTCCTGTCCGTGCTCCTTGCACCATCGGCGCATCTTCGCGCAGACGTGGCGCACTTTGATTTCGCCGTATGCAGGATCGGCCTGGAGTTCATCGAGATACTCGTCAGGAAAAAGATTAGAAACAGCAGAAGCAGAAGCAGGTTCTTGCACGGTGCTCGCCGCGGATGCCTCCAGCTTCTCCTTCCCTTCCCTTCCTACCCCTTCCCTTCCCCTCCTACCCGGCGGGACTGGTTCTTGCACGGTGCTTGCACCGTTCTCGCACGGTGCTGGGGGTTCGGGGAGGGTACTCGGGGGTTCTTTGATGTGGAAATGTTGGTGTTTCCAGAAGGTTCGAATGTGAATGTATCGCTTCCCTTCTGCCTCATATCGCGTGATGAATCGCGCTTCGGCCAGCTCGCGCAACAGGTATTCGACATTTACGCTGTCATAAGCCATAAGCTCAACTTTCAGTTTGCGCGGCCTGTCCTCTAATCTTCCTTCGCGATCCGCCTGGGTGAAGAGACCGGCAAATAGCCATCTCGCTTCGAACGAGAGATCCCCGATATCTTCATCCGTAAACATTTGCGGCTTGATGGTCCGAATACGACCCACAATTAATGGTGCTCATTTAAGGTGCGTGAGGGGTTAATGGGATGCTTCGAAGGCGAAGCGCTTATACAGCGGCACGGGCCTGCTTAAGAACTGCAGCGAGGAGCCCGTGCAACGTTCGCAATCGTTCAATGAGTAAGGGATTGTTTACATCAAGCAAATCTGATTCGATCAAATCGATCAGCTGATTCGCATAAAATGACTGCTGCATGCCACCTAATCGCTTATTGGTTTCCTGCTGTTTCTTGTTTAGCTGCTTCCCAGCCATATGCGCTATTGTCCGCTTAAGCGGAATTGGCGCACCAGCACGTGTGGTACCAAACCCGCGCACCAAGTCCTGATAGCGTACTGATGGAATCTCCACCGTTTCGCAAAGGGTATCCTGCTTGATACCTAATTCCCGCGATCGCTGGATGATGTGCCGGATGTCGTATGGAGTGTATCGCCGACCGTGGTGTGTATTCGCTGCCGCCGCACGAAGAAACAAATCCTGATCATCTTTGACAGTGACGAGCTCGCATTCGATCTCATCCACGCCTGCCTTCTCACAAGCACGTACGCGAGTGAAACCATCAATGATTCGCAGCGTTTTAGCGCATACAAGGATGGGCGGAAACTTCGCACCTAAAGCTAAACTCTCAGCGTATTGCGCTGCCGTAACTTCATCCGTTTGTGATCGTGGATAGAATGCGTAATCACGAATCAGGGATGCTACTTCTAATTTTTTAGTGCTCATGTTGTCTCCTCTGTTGAATAGTTAAAACCAAGCCTCGCCTTGCCACGCCGGACCATACCCCGCCACGCCCTACGGTGCCTCAAACTTGAAAATTCATAAGAACCAAAACCCCGCCTTACCTTGCCTTACCCAGCCTCACCCCGCCGTACCTAGCCAAGCCAAACCAAGCCGCAACTCATTACAATCTCAGAATGCCAGAACAAATTCCCTGCCTTACCTTGCCTTACCAGACCCCGCCAAACCGCGCCAAACCCCACCTAGCCAGGCCCCGCCATGCCTTAATTCTATGAAAACGAAATCCCTGCCCTACCTCGCCCTACCTAGCCAGGCCTCGCTCTGCCACGCCTCGCCGGACCGTGCCCGGCCTCACCCGGCCTCACCCGAAATTTATGAAAACGAAAATCCCTGCCTCGCCGCACCTCACCTCACCACACCCCACCGTGCCGCGCCTGACCCGGCCCAGCCAAACCATACCCCGCCTCACCCAATCGTAAAACTTATGACTGCGAAAACCCTGCCCTGCCTCACCGCGCCTAGCCTTGCCTGACCCCGCCCAGCCAGACCCCGCCGGAAACTTATAAATGCAAAGAAACCCTGCCATACCTTGCCGCGCCCGACCTCACCACGCCCTGCCTAACCCAGCCGAGCCACGCCAGACCGCGCCTCACCATGCCATACCCCGCATCGCCTCGCCTCAACTCATTGAACTAAAACAAATCTCCCATAAGGCCCACCACCACCCGCGCCTGGCCGGTATTCCCCAATGCCCATTCGCTGACCTGCATCCACCAACAACCCGCGCAAAATATCTTCGATCTGTGGCACGAGTTCGATGTCACCGAGTATGTCGAACTTAACCATCCAGCCAGGGTATAGTGGCCGACCCCGCATTATTGCCTTTCTTTGAATGACCACTCTGCGCACGTCTACCTCATATGCGGGTAATGGCTGGCCTGTTGCGGGATCGAGCAATACGACCAGTTCGGATGGTTCAATTTGAATATGGCTCATTGCCTGCTTTAGCGGCACTCTGCCAATCTTCTGAAAACTGGCACAAGCCATGATGCTATTCCGAATTGAAATAGACCTGATACAAAGGTTGCCTTGCTCGTTGCGATACGTGCCGCGTTCTGCTTCCTCTACAGGATCGTAGATTGGCTTCATGGCACCACGAGCCACAGGAACAGCATGGCCGTTCATTGACCCCATCGGGTTGTGCGTCATTAATCCCGGTGGCAAACCTTGAATCGAAAAAGAGAATCGTTGGATTGTGTCTAACATTTGCTATAATCTCTCCAATCTGTTGAAAGTGTTCGGGCGTCTAATGGCGCCCTTTTTCTTTAGAAACCAGCTTAATCGCTCATTGCAGAAATCCTTGCCTCGCCTCGCCATACCTTGCCGTGCCTGAGCATGCCGCACCGAGCCACACCATGCCGGGCCCCGCCGCAATCTCATAATTCACTCCAATACTTCGCCGCATCATCTTTCCTGACCGTATAGGCCAGGTCCCGCTTCGCTGCGAGCCGTGCCGCCTCAGCCACAGCGACAAACGTCAGCACCGCACCCAGAAATGCGCCACACAAAAATGCGCCAAGGATCCACGGCCAGAAGATCATCGGTTTCTGCCTCGCGGGAGCGTGTAGAGCCTCACCACCGCGACCATTGCCGCACAGAACACCAGCGCCAGGATCACTCCCCATAGGATTAGTTCGAGCGGTTCCAGCATTGCGTTTCACATTCGCGCTGCCAGGTTGCCACCCTCAAGTTGTCGCTCGTTGCCACTAGTAGACAGCCTGAGCAGAGTCCTGACAGCGCGAATCCGGGGGCGCTTCGAATCGTGCGTGAAGCGGCACGCTATATGCCCCAATCCCTGATTAGTGGGGCACTCGCTTGCCCTCCCGGTCAGGTGACTTCACGCACGAATATCGTGGGGCCAGTCAATTCCCTCACAGGTCAGCGTTGCGCATTCCACGAGCAACGACTGCGCTATCGTCACCTGCGAGGCCAAAATCATTTGGAGCAGCAGCAACTTGTCTTCGATCTTCCCGCCCATGCCAGAGTCAATCAGCAGCAGCACCCGTGTACGCTGCGCCTCAAGCGATTCCTGCTGATTAATCAATTCTCTGAAGTTGGCGGAGAGCTTCACCTGTTCTCGCGCTCCTTCCGCTCGTGTTCGATCTTGTGCGTGATCACAATGAGCGCACTTGAAAGATCGAGAAGCGCATCCCTGACGTGCCGGAACTCACGACGTATGGAGCTATCAAGGGCATCCACCGCTTCGTTCGCTACGCTTATCAGGCGATGCGCTTCTTCGAGATCGTTGTCTTTGATCAGGTATTCAGGTTTCACATTGGTCACTTGATCCTTATCGACTTGCCCCGCTCACCCAATTCAGCAAACGACAACTTCTCACCACCCTCGAGCAATTCCCGAATCATCGGATTCATAGGCTTCCTGATAAACTCGATAAATTCGTCAGGTATCTCTTCGAGGGGAGCCGTGATGATGAGCGGTGCGAGTCCGCCATTCTGCGCAGCAGTCACGCGAAAGCGTGCGGTTTCCATCGTCTTCAGCTGGTGCGCTTCGAAGAACCAGAGCAGCCTTGCCTTGAGACGATCAACTGCGCCGGCATCAACGCTCGCCCTTTCTGCCAAACGCTTCGCCTCAGCTTTTCGCGCGGCTGCTCTGGATTCCAATTCGCGAATCAACCCACAGTACGCATCCACCTTGTCCTTCGTGGCCGTGCCCGTTTCCTCGAGCCAGGAATCAATGGCAGCTTCAGCGATTGCATCCGGGAGCTCGCCGCCCACTTCAGTGAGCAGCGCTTCGAGTGCGGCCAGGTCGCCGGAAATCTCATATAACGTGGCGCTCATTTGCCTGCTCCTTCGTGCTTTGCCGCGTGGAGCTCATTTGCCCAGCTGCCAAAGTCTTCGATGCAGTCGAGCATCTGCCCTTCCTTCAGGTCGGCACGCTTGTCCACACCCGCCACTTCCTTCATACGTGCCTGGATGTTGGCATTCGAAATCCCATAGCCACGCAGTTCGCGGATCAGGCTGTCAAGATCGCTGACAGTCTTGATCAGCTTCTCGCGCCCGTTGCCATTGGGTTTGGTTTCGACTGTCTCTGGCAGTGCCGGCTGCTGTGGCTCATCGTGGAGCACCACATCCGGTATCGTTTCGATTTCGCTCTCATCGAGGAAACCGAGGCCGCAGACACTAAGCGTGACTCTGCGCTTCGCCTTCGTCTCAGCCTTCATGATTGCGTTGCACAGCAGATCGCCCTGGAGCCTGCCAATGGCGACTGCGCCAATTGATTCATCAGCGCGCCCTTCCTTGGTGGTTGCCCTGGCAGTGACGATGTAGACGTCATTGATGTGCTCACGGCTGACGATCTGAATCGACACGTTGTGAATCTTGCGAAGCTGATCTGTTGCATCGCGCCGTGTGTAGAGCGTGAGCTTTCCGTTCAGGGTTATATATTGAAACGGCTGTGTAAGCGGGTTGAGTCCGACCGATCGACAAACCGCGTTGTAATAGTTGATGCGATCCTGGCTTGATAGTTTTGCCAGGTCGCCGGTAGCCAGGACGCGCTCGATGATCGCAGCGTATTCCTGGCCCTCACCTTGAGTTGCTATTGCTGTACTCACTTTGTTATCTTGTCTCCTGTTCAATTGGCTGTATTTTTGCTCGAGGACGCCCGCGCTACCCACGCGGGCGTTTTCATTTATGCTGATCGCTTGAAAGCTTTCCTTGGATCGAAGGGCCGCTCAACGTTCCGGTTGATCCAGTCACGCACATCTGCTTCACGAAACCTGAGCGAATGCCCAAGCTTGATGCGCGGCAGGGTTCTCGTTCCCCCGCCGCGCACATACAGCGTCTTGACTGCAATTCCGGTAATCTTCGATACCTCTTCAATCGTTAGAAGCTTGTCGATCATTTCAATACCCGCCGTCTCTCATCTCTTGAAACTGCCGCTCCTGGCGCATTGCTGCCAGGCCCTCTTCGTTCTCCTTGATGCACTTGGCATCGCAGAAGAATCTGCCCTTGAAATCGAACAATGCGGTCTCATCCTTCTTGAACGCATAGCCGCAGTTGTGGCACTCGCGATACTGGGCATCGCGCTGATCAACCTTGCCGGTGTCAGGATTCGTTGGCAGCGTGTGCTCATCGAACCACTGCTCATATGACGTATTCACTACTGGCATTACGCACCTCCCTGGCTCTTCACGAGCTCACGTTCTGACCGTTTCAATTCTTCGAGCAGCCTGGCGCCTTCCAATGCCACCCCGCGCTCAGTTCCATCCCATCGGGCGAGCTCCGCACGAAAATGCGGGATGGTTACATATCTGTCGTTCTCAATGTGCTCGAGGATTCGGCATCGATCGCAGACGCCTTTATGCACTTCATCCATCACATATGCCTGCTCGCAAACGCCGCAGACGGCTTCACACCCGGCGCATACAACCACCTGCTCGGCTTTATGCGACGATTCGCCAAACGCCACTGACCAGACAATCGAGAGGCCCTTGTGCCCACCACAGAAAACGCATTCGAGTTTCATTAGTTGGCCACCTCTTCCAGCTGCCTGAGCCGCGCTTCAATCTTCTCGAGCTGCATCCTGCAATCCACAAGGCGCTCGTGCCAGGCTGATCGAGTCACATACTTGTCGATCTCGTCTTCTGCCAGGTGCTTCTCGATCCTACTGATCTCGCGCATCATGCAAATCCGCTCAGTGCGCCAGAACTCCACACTGAGGCTGGTCGGCCAGCACGCCTCAGATTCCTTCAGGTACGCTTCGTATTCAGCGTCCTGCACTCCTTCGTATCTTTCTAATCTGTTGTCCATTGGTTGAATCATTGCCATCCTTTGCTCAATTTTCTGCAACGATTCGAAGTATATGTTAACAAAAACACCGTGTCAAGACTTATTGTTAACAAAAAGCCCAATTGCTTAAAGGGGCGGTCTGGGGCGGTTTCCGTTCATCTGGCGATACATCACCAGGCCATAATCAATCAGCAGGGCGAGTATCTTGCTCTTGGTAGTATGTTCTTTTCTGCCTATTCGAGCGATTTCCTGATCGAGCTGCTTGGGAATCCTGCTCCCGACAGTGATCAGTACGTCCTCTTCGTGCTTCTTTGGCCTTCCCATACTCTCAGACTTATAACTAACATAAACCCTCAAGTCAAGAGTTAAAAAAAACGTTTACACAAACTCGGAGATCTGTGTATACTGTTCGGGCATGGGACGACCCAAAAAAGCCCCCGAAGAGAGGCTGGTAACCGTCGGTACTCGTGTCTCCCCAACCCTGCTAGAAAAGATAAGAAGCGTCATGCTTGAGCTTCATCGGCTTGGCAAGATTAGCCGGCCTAATGAAAGCGCAGCGTGCGGCTGGATGATCGGGCAAGGTATGGAAGCATACGAGCGAGCTGACGATCCATTATTCATGGTCATGATGGCGATCTGGCCTCATTTGAATGAGATTGCTCATGAGGCGCTAGTAGGTGCCGCCAAAGGTCTCCACGAGATGGAATCCATGAAAGCTTCGAAAGGGAATGTCAGTCCATTGAAGCGTGAAGACGGAGATGGCAGAAAACCCGGCGATAAAGAACCGCGCAAGCCAGGCGGCAATGGCAGGCGCGGGAAACAGAAGGACGACGAAGAAGACGAAAGATACGTGGCATAGCGCCAGATTACTGTAAGAAAGACGTGGGATTTAGATACTAATGAAGAACCTAATCATCGGAGCGGGAATCACGATCATGGGAACTATCGTGTTCTCGCTCATTATTGCAGCATCATCGACCGCCAGACGATCATCGCAGGCGGCATCATTCACACCCGCACAGGCAACCCCGACACCAGCGCGACTGACACTCGAGCCATCTTATTACCGTTTGGAGCTTGAGACTGACTACCTGCACATGATCAATGAAGTCAACCACGGCTACTACAATCATGTAGAGGTAAAAGTGAAAAAGGCTAAAGGTGGATATACCTTGTATGCCTATCATTCATTTTTCAATCAATACCAATTCCAAATCGGGGATTTCGGGAAAAAAGTCTCTGCCTGGGTAAGTAGCAACCGCGCCAAGCTCAGACTTGCAAAGATCACACGTGTTGGAGTCTATGGCACTGGCGCTTATGCGTCCGGCACCTACTACGAAGTTCAATGATCCACAAAGTCCTATCCAAACGCACAGGCAAGACAACGTGGGCCATCTCTGTCCGGGTTGGCGGGCTTCGCTATCGTGAAGCAGGATTCAAGACAAAGGAAAAGGCGGATGAATACATCCGGGATCTAAAGGATGCCTACAGGAACCGCCGAATCGGGATCGAACCGGAATACGAACGCCGCGTGATCACCTTGCAGGATCTCTTCGAGGCACGCGCCCGCGATGCGATCAATATGAGCACAGGGTCCCGCCGCCAGCTGCTGCGACATTTTGCCGATTTCGTATCAATCGACCCTGACCTGCCGGTGCGTGACGTCACAGTTTCGCGCCTTGCATCCTATCGCGCAGACCTGATGGGCCGGTTCAAGGTTTCAACCATTGAGTTCGTCATCGCCGGCATCGTTGCGGGTCTCAATTCGGGCCGCTTGTATTTCCCCGAACTCGAAACCTTCCGCGCGCCCGCGCTGGTCGGATTGCCGAATCCCGGCCGCGCAGTTCTCGTCCCTCGAGGTGAACTCATCGCAGTCCGTGACGAACTCCGCCGGATGGACAGGACAGATGCAGCGGATGTTTTCGAAATGCTGATCCTCACAGGCTGCCGCGTGATGGAGTTGCTCACGCTTCGCCCTGAATGGATTGAATGGGAGCGTGGCCTTGTCGGATTGCCCGCGAATGCAACAAAAACTAAAACATCTCGCATTCTTCCAATAACGCCTTCCCTTGAAGTTTTGCTTCGCCGGCGATCCGTTGGGCCTTCTCTTTGCTACGCGACGTTCTACAGGGCTGTATGCGCAGCAGGAAGGGCACAAGGGATTGTGATCGGTATGGACAGCTGGCGGATTCACGACATCCGGCATACGGCCGCATCGATCCTGGCAGAAGCAGGGATCAACCAGAAGATCATTGCAGACCTGCTGGGGCATAGCCTGGGCGGTATGACGTCCCGGTACACTCACTCGACGTTGCCTGCACTCCGCGCCGCGTCCTCAGTCCTTGAAAGCTACTGGGAAGGGCGCCGCGTGGCAGCGTTCCCGAAGGCGGTGAATGAATAAATGAGTGATGATTTTGGACATTTTGACTGTGAGGTTTGCGATGAGGCGCGCGCGAAAGAGCATCATCTCGACATCATCCGCGCATTCGTGGAGCGGGTATACAAACGAATGGACGACTTAAAAGTCACCGAAAATCCTGCGCTTGCCGGATTGGAATGGTTATATTTGGCAGGAATACGGGAAGAGCTCGCCGCGATGGAGAAGGAGGCGGAATGAGCTTGCTTCCCATACGAATTGCACTACCAGCCCGCGTTATCGCGGGCTTTAACTTGATGGCCGCTTTTTGGCCGCATAGAATGAAAAAGGGCGCAAAAGGTGGCCAAAATCCGGCCATTGAGCTTTTCGCCAGTTTCCCCGAACTGCTACAAAGTACGCTTTTTAGGAGGGTTATATGCTCCGGTCAAAGTTGCGTGATTCTATCCTGAGTAGTTTTGCACATCTCACCTAACTTCCCGCCATCATTAGCACATCCCCGTTTCACGTGGAACATTGATGGCCGCTTTTTGGCCGCTTGGAATAGAAAGGTACAGCAAAAACAAACTCCCACGCGTTTTACTTCGTGGGAGTGCATACGTCGCAATTACCAGAAAATCTCGGTGGGCTGAGAGTGGCTTCAGTAATTGCTGACGATTCTATCTCAACTGTCAACCTACTTGGGCTGTGGCTGGCCGCCCGGTGCTATCGGGTTCGCTGCGTGCGGGTTGTTTGGATCAGCCGGCAGCTGCGTTGGCTGGTTCTTGTAGCGTTCCACGAGCCCCTTTACCGCCTGTCTCAAGTTATCGAAATCAGCCTTCGCATCCTGCGGCACCTTGACGCTGATCTTTTGAAAGCTCGCGTCAATCTTTTGAACTTCTACCTCGATCTCTTTTTGAAATCTGTCTCTATCCTGATCTGCCATGGTTTTCTCCCATAGTTAGTTGCGTTATGGAACTCTCGCCTGCGTACTCACGCCACAGTAGCGGAGGCGCAGATATGTCAGGGCACGAGTTATGGTGCTGGTAGGTTAGGAACGTGCAATTAGGATGCCGCGATTGCCTTGGGCTTATCCTTGCCTGCATCTTCAATCGATGAGCAGAACTCTTCGAAGGCACGATCAGCGAATGGCCAGATGAACTGATTGACGCGCCCCACAAGAAACTGATGATCAGCATCCTCGAGCGCAAGCATCCCGCCATCCTTCTGCTCATCAAGCGCATCCAGGACGCGCAGTGCTTTCCTGTTGGTGTCGCGGTCAAAGCCCTGGCGCTGCCCATTGGCGCCATCCATTGCTTCGCCTACGATGAGCTCAATCTGCTGGGCGTAGTTGAGGCGTACATTCTCGCCTTTGCGTGTTTTGACTTCCTTAAGTTCGATATATTTCATGATGCGGCTACTGCCAGTTCTCCTTCACCGTGATAGAAAATATTGTAATAGCAGGTCAGCTGACTGACGCTGGTCATATTGGGCACTGCCGTGGCTAGCACCTTATAGGTGATTGCATTGGTGGCATAGGCATTAGGCGTGGAAGGTATATTCGTTCCTGTGCCTACTGCAGCGTCCAGATTCAGGGCATGTGATATGGCAGTCAGCCCCGTATCGTCACTGGCCCCGCCAGACCTGTGCGCTTGTACTTCAGTGAATTGCACCTGCATATCATTATTAGCGTTGTGGGCTATGGCAAAAGATATGACGCGCCGGTGCACAAAGGTATGCACCACCCCCGAAATCAGCCCCTTAGCCACCAGCACAATATGTATTTCACCCCCCATGGCTGACTGGTCACTGGCGCCATAGGTAATGGTGAATAGGTCTGTGAGCGTGTTATTGGGCAGCGTTCGACAGGCGCCGACAATCATCCGGCCCGCTGGGATAATTGAATTAACCGGAGTGGTCCTCAGTCTGAGCACAGTAGGGGCACTGGTGCTGGTAAAGGTGGCCTGTGCTGTAAAATCCATTGCCACGCCTTGCCGGATCACCACTCCACTATCGTAACCAAAACTCGAAACAGTCAGCAGTGCGTCACCTGCAAAGATACCGCTCTTGCTGGCAAGCGTGCCGCGTGAACGTTCTGTGTATAGTGTCGGTCCACTGCCAGCTAATGCGGCCTTCATATACAGGAAGGCACCTACTGCGCTGCTTTGAAGTGTCAGCGCTCCACCACCAAATGTGGGATTGCCACTTGCATCCATAGCGGAATTTGCTGCTGCTGCAAATGCCCCAGTGGATGAATTTCTATATTGAATTTCTGATGCACTGCCGGCTGCTGATGCGCTGCCGCTTGCAGTCATAGTGGTACCGCTGATGGTCAGCCCAGTGCCAGGTATCAGCCAATCCACCACGCCTGCAGAGTCATCCCAGAACAGGATTCGGTCAGCGTTCGGATCAATCATCCCTGAGCCTGTGCCCCCGCGTGCCAGTGGCAGGGTACCTGACGTGATATGTGTGGCATCAATGCTGCCCCAGAATGGCGCTGATCCACCCTTCAGATACTGACTGGTGGTACCTGCTGCAGTTGGCACAAAGTACCCGAACGAATCCTTGTAATATACAGAGCCGGTCGAACCACTGGAGAAGTAAAAGCCTGCTGTCTGCACTTGAAAGATGAATGTGGATGCTTCGAGCACAGTACCGCCCACAACATGAAGTCTAAGACTAGGCGTGGTGGTCCCGATACCCACCCAGCCGGCTGCTGTCACACCTGATGTAGCTACTGCACCAAAAGCCATGCTGCTGTTGTATTGGAGTTCTGAGCCGCTGCCTGCTGGTGTGCCGCCACCACCACCAGAGGCAGTCATCGTGGTACCTGTGATCGTGAGCCCTGAGCCTGCAGTCAGCCAGGTCACTGTGCCGGCTGACGCATCCCAGAAAGCTATTCGATCAGCTGCAGGTGGTGTGGACGTAGGCACAAAGTAGCCGGCACTGTTGGTGTACCAGAGTGTGCCATTAGCCCCGCCATTGAAGATGTAGCCTGCAGTTTGCACCTGAAAGTAGTAGCTGCTCGAGCCAAACATTGTGATGGCTGCACTGCTCCCGGTATCGAGCATCGTGATGCGTGCAAAGTCATCTTCTGCCCCTGCTCCCAGATCGAGCCTGCCGCCGCCATATACCCCGTCATAGTAGCTTCTGATATAGCCTGACTGCCTCGAGGCACTGTCCCAGTAGCCATTGAACACAAACTTCCCAACAGTATCGTTATTAATCAGCGTTGTCTTTGCTGCCTGGCTGCCCCGGCTCCGATCAAACTGGATGTAGCCGCCGTCAGTAATGTTTCGAAAGCAGCGCATCACAAACCTTGTCGCGGCTGCTGTGGTGGCGCTGATGAAGAACTCCTGATCTATGTTGGGCACGCTTGCAGTCAGCCCGGCGGCTATCTGGAAGTAGCCACCGCCAAGCACCATATTGGGTGCTCCACCAGTGGCAGACACTTCAAAGCCAGTAATGCCGCCGAGTGCTGTAGCATTGTTGTACTGCACCTGCAGGTTTGTGCCGCCTGCCGTGGCTGCCCCACCACCGCTGGCTGTCAGCACAGTGCCGGTAATCGTCAATCCTGTGCCTGCCTCTAGCCAGGCCACAGTGCCTGCTGAGTTGTCCCAGAAGGCTATGCGATCTGCTGATGCCGGTGATGCGGTGGGCACGAAATAGCCGAGGCTGTTCGTGTACCACATCGCACCATTAGAACTGCCTGAGAACTGGAAGCCGGCTGTCTGCACCTGCAAATAAGGCGTCGATGCCCCGCCGTATATCGTCACGCCGCCTGTGCCTGCATCTGTCTGAAGCAAATCGATTCTTGCATTTCCGAAATCACCGACACCAACAGTCATCGTGCCGGCAGGCCCATAAGTCGTATTGAAGGTAGACTGAATATAGCCGAGCGCCTTATAAGCCGGACTGAACCAGCCATAGAACATGATCCGGCCAGCGAGATCATCATGAAGTAAATATCCAGTGCTGCGTTCGTGTTTGAAATTTATCTGCGGTGGTTCCGTACTGTCTACAAGTTTATGAAGAGTCAGCAATCCACCAGTCCCTGCCCACGAAAAGCCCAGCTGATACGTCCCCATTGAGAAAGTCTTAGTCGCAGTGGGATCTAATATCTGATCGAGGCGTGGCGCCCCGCCAGCAGCCGCCCATCGAGGATACAGAGTGCCGCTCACATCAGTGACCGTGAGCACCTTACCCGCATCACCAGGGGTCACAAGATCGAGGTTTACAAAGAACCCTGCAGCATTCTTGTAATAGATTGAGCCAGTAGTGCCGTGGCTGAATATGAATCCGCCTGTCTGCACCTGAAAGTAGGGGGTGGTGGCTCCACCAAAGATGCTGACACCGCCAATGCCTCCATCTGTCTGGAGCATATCAATGCGTGCGT